CCAAATGCAATGTTACTCGGTAATGAGCTTGGCAATGCATTATGAAACTTTTGAACTTGTTGCTCAACTTCCCATTCCTCTACGAAGCCATAGAAGGCTTTAGCACCGGGAAGTCCTGTGCGAGTCTGTAGGGCAGTAATCTCATTCTTAATAGTTAGGAACTGTGCCCTAAAGTCAGCCTTACTAGCTTTTACATTATCAGTAGGAATGGTACTATCAACAGCACTAGTCATGATTATCTCCTTGGTGAGCCTTTAAGGTATCCTAGAGTAATAGATATAAAACTTAGACCATCATCTGAATCACCAGACATCCTAAGCTTCTGTATCTTGTACTTAGATACCCATGAATATAACTGTTCTAGGCTAGTAGGACGACTACCACCATAGTATTCTCCATAGCCATCATTACCAAAGCCACTAGCATCACCACCAGCCATTAACATAGTAAGTACAGGAGATAGAGCTTCTACATCCCAACCTAACAAGTCATCCCACTTAAGGGCATCTTCTTGCCAATCTTCTCCTAGATCATTACGATCTTCATAGATATTATCTATAAACATATCTACAGTGAAACGACTTTTACCTGATGTATCGAAATTAATATACCTACTATTCTTAGTAAGAAATCGCTGATCATGGTCTGACCAAGGAAGTTCCCATATAAACTTAATAGGTATCCCACTATCATTAGTATCAGATACAGGATTCCATCCAGTATAGTCTAACCAAGGAGTACCATCGTCCCATACTTCTTGATCCTTCTCATAGTCCCTATTGAGCTTATGATTAGGATCACCACCTAGTAGGAATATCTGAGTACCCTCAGTGAGGAAGATACGCTTAAGAGCAGACCTACATCCAGAAGTAAAGTTCCAGTTACGCCACTGTTGCCATGCCTCTACCTTAAGCTTCTCATTCCTCTTATACACATAGCACTTAGTCTCAGTAGTATCATCAATCTCATTAGAGTTAGGGACAAAAAGCATATAGTTATCTTGGTGAGTATCCCATATACTCCACATACGGTCTTCTTGGGCAATAACACTATCAAGTGCGTCAATGTCTTCTTGGTATGCAGGATTAATCAACTCAGATGCCTGTTTACTAGTAACTGTACCAGTAATTAGGGTTCTCTTAACTGATGCTATACCACTACGTCCTGCATATATCATATCCTCACTAATGGTCTGTTGAGTACGATGAGATAAGCCACCTGAGTTCTCAATAGCATCATCGAATGTAGGATTATGTACTGCTGCAATCTGTAATGTACCAGAGGAGTCATATACAGGATCAGTGAAGGTGCCTATATCACCCGGTAAGATTACATCCTCGAACATAACCATGATCTTATCACGGAAACGCCCTAGACCCTTAATAGTATGTGATCCACTAGGAACACGAGAGCCTAGAGATAGATTAACTGCATCATTAGGGGCAGGATCACCTAGCCATACACCACTAGTATCAGTAGAAGATATGAATAACTTGTCTTCTTCTCCAACAGTAAGGCTACCTGCCATAACTAAGTACCTACCATGTGTAAGTACGAAACGTGCTATAGGTGTGTTAGCATTACTACCTGTTGCAAGATCATTAAGATACGTAACATTAGTACTTGAATTGATTAATAGAGGCTTATTGATACCATTAGCTACAATAAGATCCCCATTGAATATAGTAAATGATACGAAGGTAGAAGTAAGCCAGCCATCAGGAGAGCCAGATAGAGATGATGCGAAGTTATCATCCCATATAAGATCAACATTACCTAATGAATCTACCCTAACTATCTTACCATTCAATCCAGCAGCTATTACATAGCCACTGTAGTATTCACAGTTAATGATCTTATCTAGATACTCACTAGTCTCAGCGAATAACTCAGTACCGGGTCTTACTGTATTGGCTCCATCAGACCCACGTTGCATATTCTCTAATACCTTAGAGAATTTACTATCTAGATTAAGATCATTGTCAATGACATTCCAACCACCAGAGAAATCTCTGATAGTAGCATCAAGCATTAAGTTACTACGCTGTACCTGTACTGCCTTACCACCTCTGTCACCAAAGATAGCCATTAGTTAGATAACTCTGTAAATGTGAATGCAGCAGGTAATCCAGCAGCAGGATCAAGGGCAATTGGACCAGTATTAAGGTTATCTTTAAGCTGAGTAACTCTAGACTCAAACATAGCCTGAAACTTCTGAGTAGCATTAGGATTAGTACCGTCATCCTCTAGATAATCAAACACTGCTCCAAGGATTAATACTTGATCATCAAAGTATATTTCATCAGTAGCTACGAAGTTATCAGGCTTAGTACGATACCTGAGAGTAATGTCCCCTGTAGCTGCATGAGGCCATATATGGAATACTCTAGTAGTATAATTACTAAAACTAGTGGCTAGACCTTCATAATGTAATGGTCTAGTACCACTTAGTCCAAATGGATTAACTGTAGAAGGATTTAATTTAGGGATTGGAGTAGAGTTCTCCTCATGGAACATAGACTGGATATCTTCTATGTCCTTAATGATATCTGTTAGGTCAGTAGTTACTACACCTAACGTACCATCAAGAGTATACTGTGTCCATGTACAGAACTGAGGCCAAAATTCCTCACTGAACAGTACATCAAACTTATGTTGAATCATCTCACCTATACGATCTTCTGCATAGATTTGAGTCCCTTGTCCACTTACCATAGACAAGCGATCTTCAACTCGGGTGATTAGCTCTGTTAATGTACTCATGCTAGAAAAGGCGGGAGAGTGAAGGGGAGGACAACCCTCTCCCGCCTAGCCTATTAGCCGTTAAACTGCTCAATACCGTGCAGATCAGCGGTATTAACAGAGTACTCGACTTCATAGACAACTGATCCATCACAGGATGTATATGGAAGGACAGTCCCTCTTGTATCACCTGTGGTAGCAGTCATCGTAGCAGTACGGTCAGCATCAATAAAGCGAACACCTTCATCAATATAGTAGGTAATATGACCGATACCAGCAGTACCACCAACAGAACTAACACTCTCAATAGCACCACCAGCAGCTACTTTACTAGTAAGACCATGATCATCAGTAACTACAAAGTCACTAGACGCATCACCAATAGACTCACTAGCAGAGACTGTAATTGACAATCCAGCAACAGCAGTACCACCAATTTCAGCAGTCAATGCACTAGTAGCAGTCGTGTTAGCTACAGTAGCAACATAAGATTGTCCTGAGACAAAGCCATTGTTACTAGCCATAGAACCAAACAATGATGCATCTGAGTTAGTAGTCCAGATTTGCCCATTAGTCTGGACACGACGACCTGAACTGATCTGTACATTATCCTCAGACCAGCTAATAAGCTGTTCAGAGGCATAAGGAAGGCCCAGAACATCAGACCAACCAATATCAAGAGTATCACTAGCTTGCCCAGCAGCTACTAAGACCGAATCAACGAACTTGAATGCCTTCTTACCATATAGAATGGTAGTACCAGACAAGGTTAGTTGCTCTTGCATCAACTGACCCAGATAGTCCCGACCAGTAATAGTAAGAACGTGATCAGAACCAGCAGAACCAACAGCAGTAAGACAACGGCCATAAGTAGCGTCAATCATTCCTGCCGTAGTAGTGACAGAAGTTGAGCTACCATCAAACGTAGTCTTAAAACTAGAGCTAGTGAACGTAGCTGCTGTAGCTTCAGCAGCAATACCATCCCAAATACCATCTGCATCTAGAGTAGCAGGGGCACCGAGACTAACTTTATGGACCCCATCCACGACATCAGCAGCAAATTCCATGTTAGGAGTGTACTGAGAGATGTTACGGGGATAGTAGTCAGCAAGTACTTTACTCATTACTTTCTCCTAAGTTTGTGCAACACGAGAGGATCGTGAACGTGCCGAGACTTGATCACTCTTAGCTTCGTAATCATGAACAACTTGCTTCCCTTTAAGGTCGCCAGTATCCATATCTACTAAGTCAGGAGCTTCTAGAAATCCTTGACGTTCCATCTCTTCTTGTGTCCATACATGTATAGACGATCCAGAAGGGAAATAGACATTCCAGCCAGCATCTACTTGAAGGTCTTCGAATTCAAAACCACCTAATAGCTTACCATCTTTATCTGTCTTAGGCTTCGCAACTCTACGAGTCCCTTTACCTTCTAACTTACGTACTTGAAACCGAGGTTTAACTTCAGACATCCCCTTAATCCCTCAATTACGAATTGATCAGTACTGCGTGAGTACGGAAAGACTTCCACAAGCACCATTGGCCCTGCCATACAATCCGGCGACCTTGTGCGTCAATAGTCCAAGGAGCAACAAGCTCTTTGACTTTCATATTAACGTGCTTGAGGATATGCAGACGCAGATACTTACTATTAATAAAGAACGCTTTATTAACAGGACAATCTTCATCATACATCATGGGAATATTCTGGTGCTTAACTCCAGAGAAGCCTAAGTCCATCATCTTCTTGCCAGAATTACTTTCTGACAGGTTGATAACAACTTTATCACGTACAGCAGTACGATAGTGCCTATACAAGTTACGGCCAGTGAGGATAACGTCAGGCTTGTCACCTTTAAGGGTGAGATCCATCAAGATATCATCAAAGGCTTCTTCAATGTTCGTTGAGTCCAAGTTACCATTGAAGTCATAGGCAGAAGTACGCCACTGAGTTTCGTTAGCACGATTGATGTTGCCAACAGTACCAGTGGTGGGATCATCAGGAATGAGTAGTCCTAGACCTTGAGGATCAGTACCAGCACCAGAAGCATAGAGATACTCAGAGAACTTCTCTTTGATACTCTCTTCTAGTACGTCGATCTTAGCCTTCATAAGCTTGAAGATTTGTGCTGCACCTTGGTTCTCGTCTTCTTCTTGATCAGAGATAACCACGGAACCAGCAACTCGTGCCCAATTGTAAGTCACAGTATCGAATTCATTCGTCTGTGCAATTGGTTGCTCGTCATAATATTCAAACGAGGTAATGTTAGGATTACGACCCAGCGTGAGAGGGTTCGTAATTTCATGTCCACCATCTTCAAACTCAACACGATTAGTAGCGAATGCCCACGCCATAAGAGCATTACTCTTAATGGACGCAAGAATCAGCTTCTTACGAGACTTCGTAAGAGTTGATTGAAGGACAGTGGCAATAGGGGTACTAGCCATAGCTATTTATCCTTACTAGTTAATTCCAGCCTCTGCCATAGATTGACGAATGATATCGTCTAGCGAGGTACTAACGTCTGCTACTTCGGCGGTATCAGTAACTCTATTAGGAGCTATGTTGTTACCATCTGGTAGCTGTTGTTGCGTATTCACAGGTACACTAGGTCTTGCAGCAGCTTCTTCTTGCAGCATTGCTAGGGACTTCTTCCAGTCTAAGCCTTTCGTTGCATAGTAAGACTGAAGTTTAAAATACGCAGCATCTGGAGATAAACTAGTATCTTCGTTTAATAGCTGGGCTATTGTATCTTCATGAACAGTAGCATCAGGGTATTTAGCTATAAAGTCATTATAGACTTGCTGTGCCTGTTCATTAGCTTCTTGTGTGTCTTGTTCAGCCTTACGCTGATCAGTAAAAGGCTGCATCGCATCGTCTATCATTTTCTTCATGGCAGACATATCAGACGATCCAACGCCATCAATATTATGGCCGGATGCTTGTGCCTGTGTCAAGAGGTATTTAATAGTCTCTACTGGATCATTCTTATAAGACGCCACCAACTGTGCGCCAGTAGTTACCTCATCAGGAGTTAGATCATATTGACTACCAACTGATCCAGCATCTTCGAATGCTTTAAGTCGAGTATTAGTATCTGCTAATTCTCTAGTGAGCTTATCTACTTGTTGCTTACCTTTTTGAGCAGCCTCATAGAAGCGTCTCTCTCTCCCACCAGTGGCTATTACGTTTCCATCTCTTCCAACAAGGTCGTTGGGACCAGCACCTTGCCTGACTTCTTGCTGGCCTTCAGTGCTTGCGCTATCAGCTTGTCCTCCTGACGCTCTCTGATTCTCTGTTCCATCTGTCGTTTGCGTGATAGAACCTGTCTCTTCATCATTCGACGTTGAAAGGGAGTCATCATTACCACCTTCACCTATTTCACCTAGTATTGCATCCTCAGTACTTACGATTACGTCTTCTTCAGCCATAGTGTCTTCCCCTTACTGTAATTGTGCAGAACCCTCTTGCTGTTGACTAGCCTGTTGTTGTTGGCTAATAGCAGCTTCGAGAGCTTCCTGCGGTGAAACTCCAGACTGAATAGCACTTTGTACTTGCTGTTTAGCTTCTGGAGGTAATTGTGCTAGTATTTCCTTGATCTGCTCAGGACTAGCTGTACTTAAACCAGGGTCTTCTTGTCCGGGTTGAGGCTGTTGTTGTCCTCCACCTTGACCTTGCTGTGACTGTTCTTCTACAGCAGTAATAAGTTCTTCCCAGTCTTCTTCTCTCATAGTAATTTCATCAAACGCTTCTTGCATGACTTTCATCATGACTTTAAGTACAGGACCGGGTGCAGCATTAACGAACTGTCCAAGCACTTGTCCAAGTTCTAGAGCTTCCTCTTTCTTCGCAGCACTCGTGGGTTTCTTAGTACTACCACCTACTACATTTTGAGATAGCATTCTTATTTCTTGTGGTGACTTATTTTCCCATACTTCTTGTGCTTCTTCACCTATGATCGAAACAACTTGGTCAACAGGCATGAACTGTAAGCATAACTGAGCAATTCCCCAGTATACATTACCTATCCAGTCTTCAATTTGGTCGGCCTTTTCGTCAACGCGCATGTTAGCAGCGCCAGTATTCGCTTGTACTGCGGCTTTGTTGGTATTCGTCTTGAACTGCTCGCCTCGCATGACAGTACCCACCGACGATATCTTGTCAATAGCTGCATATTTACTATCCTTATCAAATATCTCTTTATACTGAAGAGATGGAGGAGCAATAGATGTAATCAACTCAGCTAACTTAGTATCAGGAGCTACATCTAGTCCTCTAGCAGTACCATCATCACCTGCTAGTACTGCATCTGCATCAGCTTGTGACATCTGATTCTTATTGAAGAAGATATTACGTCTTGCCCAACGTCTAGCACGACGTTCTTCATCAGTTATTTCGTTGATAGCATCCTGTTGGTCGAGGTAATACGATACTTCACCCTTAGTAAGTGGGCCTTTCGGACTTTCAAAGAATGTAAGTGCATAGTATGGGAAGAAACAATCCAACTGTAGGGGATCATCCCATACCCAAATAGGCCAAGTCCAGTCTTTACTATTGTACATAAGCACACGGCGAGTTACCTTATCCCATACATGATATACTTTAGTCATCTTGGCCTTGTTAAATGATTCCTGATCATTAAAGCCAAATGCTTTAGCATCCTGTACTTCATCATTATCACCGAAGATACTCATATTATCTGCATCTTCTATGCCCTCATTAGAGCCTAGATTTGCCTTCATTACATGAGTAGGTTGATAGATAGACTTATACTCATCAGGGTTCTTACCTTTATTAGCGTACTTAGCAAGTATGAACTCTGTAGGTAGGACATCTTCTTCAATAACCCAATTAGCATCACTCAGGTCTATCTCTTTAGCATTAGGATCTACCATAATACTGAAAGGAGACTTATACTTAGTGAAGGGACCAGATGGTTGAAGTATGTCAATAGACTCCTCCAATGCCATGATCTTACCTTCAATCTCTACTATCTGTTTCTGGTCCTTAGCCTTCTGTAGACTAGTAGCAAGTCCAGTAAGGTCATTAAGTGCTTGTTCACTGCTCTCATTCTTCTGTGTCCAGCCTATCTTAAGCCATGCACGATTAGTAAGTAGACAAGTAACAACACCACGCTTAGCTTTAGGCTTTAAGTTTATTCCAGGAGCAGACTTGCGAGAACCAAGGGTGTTAACAAGACGCTCAAGTATAGTAGCCAGTCTTTTCTCAGACTCTCTATTACTAGTAAACTCAGCGGTCGGGTTTCGTGCATAGAGTGCCGGAACCATTGTCGTAACATTTGCAAATACAACATTCTCTGTCTCAGTCAGATTGTTATTGAGTTTCCTGTTACCTAGTAAGTTACCAGAAGTGTGAGTACTATGCTCTCTATGAATGAGTTGG